ACAAGCAGAAACACATCACGATTTTCGCTATCAAGGAAAAACTCTTTATGTTCCACATGTTTGTGCTGTACTGGAGGGGGATGGCTCGCGACTCAAGAACTTGCCTGTAGAACAGTTTTCCGATAGCATTCCTGCTGGTTCTTTGAATATGGGCCTGGGTCTGCGCAGCGTTCGGGGCGCCCTCCAAGTGAAAGTTGGCGACGGTATTTCGTGCACGGAAGATGGTTTAGATGTCAATATCGCCCCACGCGCTGGCCTTTCTTTTAAAGACCGGCGCTTGTTGTTGGATACCAAAGCATGCGAGGACATAACAAAAAATGGCCAAAACTTGAGCGACGATGATACGATTTTTGTTTACGACGAGTCCCTTAATCAGGTACGCTCCTCTACCCTAAAAAATCTACACAGTCGTTATCTATCTAATAGAATGCCGCAGCCTACAGGAGACATAGGCAGTCTTCAATTTAAAGGAAGGAGTGGTTTTTTGGCCTCTAATGCCTTGGTTTTCAGCCCGCAGCATAAGATCTTGACCCTTGACGGCACACTACGCTCGCATAAAATTAAAAATACACAGCTAGCTGAATTTTCAGGACCCGTTCGGATGCAAGGTCAAGTATGTCAGGCCATCAAGGCAGTTAAGGGGCCCACATACGAGGTCCAAGAAAAGGATTATACGCTTTTAATAGATTCCGGAAGGGCCGGCTCCACCATTTTGTTGCCGCCCGCCATTAATAATGAGGGAAGGATCTTGGTTTTGAAAAAGGCTAACAAGGATAAATACAAACTTAACTCAGGCCCCGTTAAAGTTGTGGCCAACGGAGGAAAAATAGACATTTCGGAAGAAATTATGATTAAAATGAACTACTCCTCCCGAACCCTTCAATCAGATGGAGAAAATTGGTGGCTTATTGGTAGCAAAGGAAGCTGAACCCGGGTATTTTGGGCTCCCGCGTACTATTTATTTTGAATTGGTATTATTTTTAGGAGTTACCGCATGTCTAGTTTGCTCAAAGAAGCTATTGTTGACGCCGCAGCATTAAAGGAAGCGGCCCTTAAAAACGCAGAATCATCTATTATCGATAAATATTCTGTAGAAGTGAGAGAGGCTGTAAACAGGATTTTGGAGCAAGATGATCTCGACTTATCGATGGGGGGGGAGCTTGGCGCGCCCGAAGAAGCCGCTGAAGAGCCCGAACCGGAGTTAGATATGGGAGCAGAACCAGGAGGCGAAGACGCGTCCGCTCCCGCTGAAGAGATTGTAGATTCTGACGATGTGCCTCTTGCTGCTCTTGATGATTTTGACAAGCTGGAGGGAGATGGATTGGCGGGCAGCCTTTCTGATGGTGAGAAAGTCGAGTTCAACCTTGACCTGGGGTCCCTCCAAGAGGCAATCAAAGATTTGCGCACCACACTAGAAGAAACTGCCGAGCTAGAGTTCGAAATGTCGGATCTTGAAGAGATTCTTTGTGAGACTACGGACCAAGACCTCGAAGAAGATATGGAAGTCGGCGCCAGCGCAGGTGTTCAATCAGGCGATGAAGCTGAAGCCGAAGAAGATGAATTTGAAGGATCTGACGAGGGAGGCCTCGACGAAGATCTAGACACAGACGCCCTACTAGACGCTGTTATGGAAAGACTAACAGTGGACATGGGCGCAACCCTATCAGGATGGGCCGGCCGCTCCTCGGAGAGCCAGAAGTGGGAGATGGAAAAAGCTCTCGCTCAGCGCCGCAGTACTGATATACAAGACGAATTAGAAGTTTTAAGAAAAGCTCAAGAAGAGTTAGTTTTCGAAAATAAACAACTCAAAGAGCACCTTTCCCAATATAAAGAGGCAACAACCCAGCTTAAGGAAGGCTTACAAGATGTAAACCTTTCGAACGCTCGCCTACTTTATACGAACCGAGTATTGAGAAATACCTCCTTGAATGAGCGACAGAAGGAAACAATTGTCGAAGCTATTTCACGCGCCGGTTCCGTTACAGAAGCAAGAACGATCTTTGATACGCTTCAAAGCACAGCGCAGGCTACTCCCAAAAAGAGCCCACAATCGTTGAGCGAGGCCATTACTCGTCGTTCTTCTGTAATACGTGCTTCTCGCCACAGTGAGAAGCCTTCGTCCGATCCCTTACAGGATAGGATGAAGAGACTAGCTGGAATAAAATAAACATAAAATCATTATATATAAGGAGGTGATTAAATTATGTCTGGTATCGTAGAAAGATTAACGGAAGGTATCGTTAATCGTGATATGCGCGCCGAAGGTCATGCTTTGTTAACAAAGTGGGAGCGCACAGGTCTTTTAGAGGGCCTGACAAATGACCGTCAGAAGGGTTCGATGGCTCGACTTCTTGAGAATCAAGCCAAGGAACTTCTTCGTGAGAGCAGCACAATGGCTGGTGGTGATGTTGAGGGCTTCGCGGCTGTCGCATTCCCCATCGTTCGTCGTGTGTTCGCAGGATTGATCGCAAACGATCTCGTTTCCGTTCAGCCGATGAGTCTCCCTAGTGGACTTATCTTCTTCCTCGACTTCGTGTTCTCGCCAAACCTTGGTGCATCGGGCACCATGACAGATCGTTTTGGTAACGTCGCCGATAAGTCCATTTATGGTACGACACAGGTTGGTTCCCAGATCACAGGCGGTGTTAGCTTGACAGCTACATCTGGTTCGGATTCTTCCGGTCCTCGCACAGTTGGTGCACGTGGTTACGCATATGCGTCTCCAAGTGGTTCCGGCGGTGTTGAGACAGCACAGTGGAATCTTGCTGACAACTTCTCGCTTACGGGCTCTACAGAGACCCAGCGTCGGAAGTGGCTTCAGTATGATCCTGACATCCTTGCACTTTCGTCCTCGGGCGAGCGCATTGGTGTTGCTGTCTTTGAGTGTGCTGGTAGCGTGCTCACTGGTTCCCAGAGTGGACAGCCCGCTGACTTTAAGAACCTTGGTGCATTTTCTGCATCGTTCGGTGGTCAGGATGGCGGAACAACTGCAACCAATGTTGGTTCTGCTTCGTTCTTGATCCGTCGACTTACCATGCAGACTGGTTCTGGTGATTCTTCGAACGTTCGTTTCGTTGTTATCGGTGCTGATAGTGCTGGTGGTGTCGCTGGTTCGAATGTTGCTCTTGGTTCTCTTGAGGCTGCATGCCAGTTCCCAATCAAGGATAATATCGTTGCTAGCAATGCTATTGGTTCGGTTGTCGGTACTGCTCTCTGGGGTCTTGAGAATAGCGAAGAGATCCCCGAGATTGACATCAAGGTGGATAGCATCGCTGTTACCGCACAGACCAAGAAGCTCAAGGCTAAGTGGACTCCAGAGTTAGGACAGGATCTTAACGCTTACCACAACCTTGATGCAGAGGTCGAGCTTACAAGCATCCTTTCGGAGCAGATTGCTCTTGAAATCGATCGCGAGATCCTTGCGGACCTTGTGAATGGTGCTACAGCTTCTACCTATTACTGGTCGCGTTCTCCCGGTCTCTTCTTGAACCGTGAGACTGGTGCTGAAATCGGTGCTGCTTCTGCTGCTCCCGACTTCACAGGTACTGTGAGCGAGTGGTATGAGACACTCATTGAGACAATCAATGACGTTTCTGCCCAGATCCATCGTAAGACTCTGCGTGGTGGCGCTAACTTCCTCGTCTGCGGACCTGAAGTTGCAAACATCCTTGAGTTCACTGCTGGATTCCGTGCTAGTGTTACTGCTGATGACGAAACCGGCTCTGTCGGTGCTGTCAAGGTCGGTAGCCTTTCCAAGAAGTTCGACGTTATCGTGGATCCTTACTTCCTTCGTAACGTTGTCCTTGTTGGTCGCCGTGGTTCCTCTTTCCTTGAAAGCGGATATGTGTATGCACCTTATGTGCCGCTGCAGACCACACCTACCATCTTTGGACCAGAGGACTTCGTGCCCCGTAAGGGAGTCATGACTCGTTATGCCAAGCAGATGGTTCGTCCTGATATGTACGGTCTTGTTATCGTGCGTGGACTCATTGGTGAAGCCGGCGCAACTAGCTAAACCCTAGTAGCAATATAAATGTAAAGCCTCCGTCTTTGACGGGGGCTTTCGTTTGCCTAAAACTACTTATAGGCGAGAGGAGAGATCCTTTCGTTAATTGACCTAATTAATATCATATAAGGAGAAATATATTATGGGAACAAAAAGAGTAGGTTGGGCTCGAATCCAGAGCCTGATTAACGAAAATACAAATCAACTGCGACATCAAACAGACGCGTACCAAACAGTCACTTCGGATACAACATTAGCGGCCTCTGACTCCGGTAAAGTCATCTTGATGGGATCTAATGGGGTAGACATTGTGCTGCCGGCCGCAACAGCTGGAATGAACTTTAAAATCATCCAAACAGCAGATTATGCTACTGCGGTGTGTACGGTAACTGCGCAGGCTGGAGATTATATGGCCGGCGGTGCAGTTTCATTGGACACTAATCACGGTAACACGGCTAATGGTAGCAGCAACATTGTGGCTACTTTTGGAAGTGCGGTTTTGGCTGGCGACTACATTGATATGGTTTCGAACGGTACTGTGTGGCTTGTCTCGGGCATGTCCACTGCTAAGACTAACGGTATTGTCTTTAGCGATAGCTAAAATTTAATAATTAAAATATCATTACTTGACCTCCCTTTCTTCGGATTGGGGGGTTTTTTATAAAAAGCGCAATCTGCCCAATTTTTTCGCCTCCTAATTTTTGAGATTTTCGCTTTTTTATACTAGTTACTACACAAAACAGGAGTTTTTTATGGGTAAGAAAAGAAGGCTTAAATCAGCCAAGGCGAAGTTTGGTATTAAACACAGCGCACACCCCCGCGCCAAGCTTTTGGCGACACTTGAAGAAGACATATCCGCGGAGACTGCACCCCTTGCAACACCAACTGTAGAGAAA